ACAACGCAACAAAGATAGATGCGGGGATTGCAACGATGAGTGATGTATCCCAATAACCTAGCAGATAAAATCCGCCAAGGCTAAGAGGTAATGTTAAATATTTATTGAGTGAGGCACGTGAAACAAAACCTAAATCAACGAGTTCTAGAATGTAGGTAAGAGCCATGCCCACCATGAGTACTGCAAGTGTGTAATCAGCCATGGGCTGAGACTACACGTCTAAGTTGGTATATTCCAATCCTGCAGTGGTAGTGATTCTCCACCAACTATTCATAGGCATCCAATCGGCAAGTGTTTGAGCCAATCGTAAAAACTTTGTAGATTTATTTGGGTAATAAAGGCTGACAGAGTTATGAGGAACCCCTTCCCAAATTACACCTGCTAGTTCTGGCATTGAGCCGTCAAAATAATCGCTAGGAGTGTAAGTATCTTGCGCCATTACCATGTCTAAGTATAGTGTTCCAGCAGTTCCTTCTAAACGATATTTAGCATAAGTTGCTGTTGATTCCGAATCGTTAAGTATTACCGTATAACCTCTCATCCACACATTGGTTAACATATGTGTGTCTTCAATTGTGTCAACTAAAACATCATCTTTATCGTATAGGTCAATATACGCATTCATAGACATCATGTCAGGTGATTTCATGTAATGGGAAACGTTAAAGTAAATTCCAACTTCAAGGGCTAAAGGATTATCGCACTGTAAAGACCATGCGCCCGCAGCAACAAACTTACCACTGTAAGAACCTGGAAAACCTTCTACAGGAATATTGGCGTCCTGAGTAAATGTAAGACCAGTAAGTGTCCAACTATCTGAATTGTCTTCAAATGAAGGATTGTAAATATAATTTTCTAATTTTGGGGAGAGGTTAACCGTGGTAGCCCTTGCTTCTTCATATTCTACAAAGGGGGTAACACCAACATAAACCATATCTACGTAGTATGTAGTTACAGTACTAAACAACACATATAAAACTACGTAATAAGCGTTACTTGGAGATGTATTAGTTTTGCTGATTGTTTGCCAAGAATTTGTAGCAGAAATTGCTTGTGTAACGTTTGAGATTACAGTTCCTTCTTTATCGTAATACTCTATTTTTAAAGTTGCACCACCACTTGCTGGGCATTTTATATTTGCTTTATAGATATATTCAGTGCTTGGTTTAATTGGTACTCCTTGAGTAATTGGAGCATTTAACCCTAAAGAAATTTTAGCGCTAGTTGTTGCTGCTACAACTTTTAAAGTGTAAACCAAATCAATAGATTTACTTGCGTTGTTTGGAACCATTTCATCTGTTGATGAGATAGTGGCATTAGTTGCTATCCAACGACCAGTGTTTTGGTAAAACGTTGAGTCTTGCACTGTAAGCATTAAATTAGAAGAAGTAGTTATAGTTGGAGCAAAACCAGTTAAAGATTCAGCATAATCTGCAATACCAATTGCAGTTCCTTTATCCGCATACAAAGGAATTGCCTCACGAATTAAAGCACGTTGACGAAGCATTGGAAGGTTTTGTTCTGGAGTTAATCCTAAGTTTAATATTTCTCCAGGAATAGTTTTATAACTGGAACTTTCTAAGTTATGCGCTGGTCTTGCTAATGCAATTTCAGTTAACATTTGTTCGTATGAAAAAGCCATACCATCTAAAAATTGGTATAATTCAGAGTTTCTGTTTACAACTCCCAAAGGACTTAATACATCGCTAGTTAACACACGAGGAAGTAAATCAATTATTTTATCCATAGCACCAGTATCTGATGGAACTATTTCACTAATTTGTCCTGCTTTTATCCAGATATTGTCAGAGGTGTATAAAAAAACACGGTAAAAAATATTACGACCCGAATTAATTGCAGTTTGAGTTGGGTTTTCAAGTCCATCATAAAATTCAGATTTAGAAAGAATACCTTCAAGGCTTGAACCATTTTCTGAAAGTAATTCATAAAGAACAACGCCATCTTCTGCAGTTTCAGGCCAACCATTTTGGTTTCTTACAAGACGAAATCGTGTAAAAATACCTGTAGGTAATTGCCAAGACAAATAAACTTCGTTAAATTTAAGTACGTTAATACTCATTGGCTCAACAGAGTAAGCAAGTTTTGGTGTTAAACCATACTTGTTAGCACCGTATACCGAATAGCCATACTTTGACATAGATTACATTCCTGATAGTAAAAAGCCGTTAAATCCTGAATCTGGAGTAGTAACTGTAGTCCATGATGCAGCGCTTCCATTGGTAGTTAAATATTTTCCTGAATTACCAGATTGAGAAGGAAGAAAATTTCCAGTTGTCCAAGAAAAATCGTAATTAGAACTGGAGTTTTTTACAAGTACTTGTCCAGTAGTGCCGCCAGTTGGTGTTTTTGCTGCATAAGCAGTGTGAAGACCATATTCGATGTTTGCAAGACGGTCTTTTAGGCTATCCCATGTATACGAGATAACAGGTTCTGTAAAAGAACCTACCCATCCTGAACTAAGAGTTAAATACGTGCCAAGGACTGTTTCAATAGAGTTAACCTCTGCACGAAGGTAGTTAACATGCTCCGCAAGAATAGTGTCGGTAAAGTTAACAACGTCAGACCCAAAGTTACGAACAGAACTAGGGTATAGGGGTGATGTTGGCACTAGGTTATCCTCTCAAGATTAGGTTCTATTTTCTTAGATTTTTGCTTTATTTACTGCCTTAACTACGGGTGGGTATGTCCTATTGCGGCTTTTCCTGTCATCTGTGTCTCTAGAGTAGAAACTTTGCCTTGTAAAGTAGTTATCTTTCCTTCAGCAGTAGTTATTCTAGTTTCGTGGTCCTTTAGAGTATTTGCCATAGCAACAATAGTTGCCATTAAATCTACTTCTGTAGTTCCATCTGGTTGTTTTATTGTTTTTAGATAAGCCGTTACCGTAGAAATATTTGTTGAATCTGCAAGCGCTTTAACGTAAAGACGCTTACTTTTTCCTTGATGTTTTCCAAATGCACCAAACCATACTGGGTACTCGTGGTCTGCTGCTTGAAAGTGTACCCATACACCTTGACCAATTTCAGGTACTTCAGTACTGATGTTGGCTGGTTCCATAGGCCACACCCAGTCAGTAGAGTGACCAACAGATGTAGTTAACTCTACTTGTAAACGACGTTGCTTTTTAGGGTCTCGGTTATTTACAACGGTTCCTCTATAGACACCAGAAAACTGTTGTCTTCCCCCTGTTGTCATTATGCCAAAATTCCAATGCTAATATTTTCTTCTTTTATACGGAAAATTTCATTGGGGTCTCCAACTAAAGTATTGACTCCAGTGTCGCCTGTACGGTGCAGGTTAGCAAGTTTTGCAATTTTAATGCCTGAAACTTGGTTGTTTAAAGTTGCTTCAACATCTTGTTGGTAAATAGTTTGTGCAAAAGTATTGTTTACATAACCATATGCTGTTGTTAACACGTACTTAATAGATGCTTCAACTTCTGCATCTGTATATTGTGGTTGTTTTGCGTACTGAACAGTTACAACAACATCTACATATACAGGTGGTTGAACCGTAAGAGTTGTTCCAATTAATGTACGAGGATTGACATAGTCAAGAACATCAGCAGCAAGAATTGTGTATTCACTGGTTGGGTCTTGGTTATCATCAAGTCCAGGCTGTAAGTCAGCATCACCAGAGTTGCGGGATGGAGCGACATACATTGTTACAGATGTCCAAATGTCAGAAGTAGCATTTGCTTTACCGCAATTAGTTACTCCAAGTGCAAGACTATTAAAATCATCAAGAGTAACGGCACGAGTATTGGCACGAAGAGTTAATGGTGCTGCATAACGAATTTGATTTAACGTTTCTGGGTCAGAACCACCAAGTGCTACAGCATCATTTGTAACTGTAACAAGTGCTTGAAATGCTATTACATCATTTGTTGAAAATCCTGGAATAGAATCAATATTTGTTAAAATACCAGGAACAACATTTCCAATAATTCCACCACCAACTACATAAAGCACACGAATTTCAGAAAAGTTTATTGGAATTGCTCCAGATACACCGTCTCCAAAATTAACGTACAATACGTCGTTTGCATCACTAGTTACAGTAAAAACTTGGTCATATGGGTTACTATCTACTAAGTGTTGTACTTGTCGCCATTTGGAGTAAGCATTACCACCTTGAACGTAGACGGTTAATGAACCATCTACTGCTGGTGTTTCTCCTAAAGGAAAAGATTGATTTGGGGTTCCATCTGATGTTCCTACAAGTTCACCATATGTATTTGCATAATCAGAAACTAATGTAACACTACGTCCTTCTCGTGCTGTCATAGTTCCAAGGCCGTTGTCTACATCTGGGTCAAGTGTTACATCAGCATCAGTCGTAAAGTAAACAGTATTTACGGTATCTCCACTAATTACGTCTCCAGAAACAACTGTGCCAGCAGGTACTACAAGTACATCTGTCGCAGAAGAGTTTGTAAATGTTAAAGATACAAATGCTTGACGGTATCCAGAAGGAATATACCCATAGGCTTGTGCAATGTTTACTACACTATCTCGTTGAGTAGCAGTAGCAATAAAAGACTCATTTACATTACGGTCAATATAGTACGACATTAAATCGCCCATATAAGCAAATGCCTCTACTAAAGCAACGCCAAAATCTGCTGGGTTACTTGCTGTCCAATCAGGTATACGTTCTTGAATACGTTTGATTAACTGCTCACGAATGGAGTAGTAGTCCCGACTTGTATAGTCTAATGGAACGGGCGTATCGCTTGGGGGTACGATGCTCATAGGTTCTCCTGTACTGATATGTTGTTTCCGCCAATGTAAGTTACAGCAATTACTGTGTCAGTAACTTCACCGTTTGGAAGTTCGTAGATGATGTTTACATTTGTTGTAGTTGTGTATTCGTCAAAAGAAACATCAACTTTTTGCAGAGTGAGTAGTTCTAATTGAGTTGGAAATGCTCGTTCTACTTCAGAAACTATCAATGCTTCTGCATCATCAGATGTTTGCATAAAAGCCTCTGGAACCAAAGTTCCAAATTGAGGGTCTAAAATTCTTTCGTGTAAGTTTGTTCCAATAACAAATCTAACCCTGTCAGACCAAATTTTGGATTGCTCAGTTGTAGTAGCAACGCTTCCGTAAGAGTTTATGGAAAAGGGCAATGTTAACGCTATTTCAGCCATTACATACCTTCCCATCTATTTGGAGTGGTTTTAAACCCACCCTTTGTTTGGATTACCAAGGGTTGTCTACTACTTATTGTAGGGGTTGAAGGGGTTTGTTTTCCGCCTGTAGCCATCTCATATGCCACATCTCTTGTAGGCACCACTGATGCTGTAGTTTTGCGAAACCCCCCACCTTTGTTTTTGCCAAGACCATCGGTCATACACTTAAACTCAACTGTATAACGACCGTCATAAGTAACAAAGTGTTCTACCTTTTTTATAACCCAAAAACCATCAGTGTTTTCACCCGTGCCATTTATTTCTATAGTTTTATATGGGGACATGCGAGGGTCTCCTTGACCCTTACCTTCGGCGTGCATTGAAAAACGTGCTAAATGTGCCATACCTTCTGAAAGTTCTTTAGCAATAGATTTAGTTTCTGCAACAACTGTTGTAGCAACTTCTTGAAAAAGAGATTCTGCAACATTGGTTCTAACATTTTTTCCAACTTTAGTTGGCTTTGCTGTATGGCTATGTGATTTTCCTGTTATTGGGTCAATACCATGAACTGTTTTATCTTTTTTGTTGTGGGCACCAAGTTCAGAAATATCACCTGTTTTTGCTTTAAAGTGGTCCAATGTCTGGGCTTCAAATATTGCACCATAGTTAACTCCACCATCATTGTAAGAAAATACAGGTATAGTAGAAGCAAACTGGTCAATCAATCTATCAATACGTTGAAAATACAAGGTTGTATTATTAACATGGGCATGAAACCCAATACGTTCTGCAAGTTCTTGGATTTTTTCCCATTTTGTAAGGCCCACTAAAGATTGCATACCAAATCGAACGTTACTTTTATCTACAACTGCTTTAAGTTTATGTTGTTTGCAAATTTCTTGGATAATTTCAGGTGCTGTTTTATTTTTCCATATTTTATTTCCACCTTCTTTTAGGGGAAAAGAAGCGCCTAATCCACGAAGAATTACATTGCGTGAAGTTGTTGATTGAGTTGTTTTGTCACTATTGTAGACATACCCAACCCATTCATTTTTTGCGTGTTGTGTTTTCCACATTACTTTACACAAAATTCCTGTCTTTAACGCTTTTTGGAAATGTTTATCAAAAGAAGGAAAAGCAATTTCAATAACGTCATGTTTTCCTTGTTCTTGTATTAACCTAAAAGATTGTGGTGCTAGTTTAAAGGTAGGAAAATCTGGAAACACAACTTGAAAAGTAGTACCAATACGATTTTGCGTTCTAATATTCACGAGGAATCCGCAACTGTAATCCTGGTTCTAAATAAAAAGGATTTAAAATATCTGGATTGATGTCCATAATTTGCCACCAAAGATGAGGGTTGCCAAGTGTTTTTGTAGCAATTCCTTCAATACGGTCATTCTCCGTAACTTCGTACCAATAGTATGCAGTGCTGTATGACGGAAAAACCCTAAATATGCTTAGCATGTAGTCTAATGACTTTGGCTCTTGTGCAATAAACAATGTGCCATCAGCGTATCTACTATCTAAATATATCATTTTTTAGGGTCCTTTCCAGAAGGTCCATCCCAGTAACGCAAACATGAAATTGAAACAACAGAAAGAAGTGGAACCATTTTTGCAGAGAAAATTTTATGTACAATTTCAAGACCAGATATACGCACACGATAACGCAGTTTGTTACCTAAATGAAGTTCTACTGGACGAACTGGTAACCAACCTGGGTCATTTGTTGTTCCCATAAGTGTGCTTTTATATGTAGGAAGTGTATAACCGTGTACTGATTTGAATAAATATTCAATGTCGTACATAGTTCCTTTTTGCACAATTAATTTGCGGTCTTCAGGAGTTACATTCCATGGGTATGGGTTTTCACCGTAAATATACCCACCACTTTCGGTTAACAAAGCCAAATCATGAATTCTGTTTAAAATAATGTCAAATGAGATTGTTCCAGTAAATAAATTGTTAGCCATTGGTATAGCAGGGTCTAAACCAGCGGCTTCAAATACTGGGTTAGCACCCGTCATTCCAGCCCAACTCATGTTTATAGTTGTTGGGTTGTAGTTAAACCTAAATCCATACATATTTGGGTCAAACTTTGTTTTGTTTTTTTCGGCTGCTTTTTTTGCTTCTGCGGCTATTTCAACAGTGTTTAGTTTACGGTCCATTTGAATTGTACCTTTACCAAAATCATGACCCGTTGTCCAAAAAGTATAGGCATCTCCAACAGAAGCATTTCCTGCAGGAATCATGCTAGGAAGTTCTACAACTTTGTTTAATTGATTTGTTCTTGTAATGGTTACATCTGGTCTATTAGCGGTTCCTTCGTTTACAGATGTAAAATTGTTTAAAGTGTAGACAAAATCAGAACGTTTAACCAAAGGAGCATTAAAGTTCCAAGGTCCTTTACCTGGTGTAGTTGATGTAACTGTAACGTTGCCGTTACCTCCAGTGACTACTTTTGTTTTTATAAACTTATCTTGAGCAAGTTTAATTTTTGCGTCTATAGTATTGATTTTAACTTTATTTTCTAGAAGTTTATTTTTTGCAGTATCAACTTTTTTTTGCCAAAAATTTATATCTACCGCATTATTTGCTAATTTTGCTAATTTTAAATTTGCATAATACCCATTAAAAGGGTCGTTTAACTCGTCAAGAAGTACTTTGTTAGCATTAACAAGTGGTTTTGAACTTTTTTCAGCCTTCTTTTTAACATCATCAAATGCTTTTTTAGCAGCCAAAAATTTGGCTTGTCCACCATATTGTGCAAATAGTTTATAGTTTGGGTCTTTAGGGACCCGTGTTGGGTGCGACGTACTTGCCATTTTATTTACCTCCCATTAAAGAAATTTCTTGTTTGTCGTGTAAATACGTTTCAACTTTTTTAGCCCAAATCATTGCTTGAGCATCTGATACATCGTGTAGATATACATTAAAGTTTACAACTTTAGAACCCCCAGTTTGGGTAGTAACACCAGAAGTTGAAGAAGGGGTTAAAGTGCCAACAGAAGGGTCTGGGTTTGGAATTCCAGGTGCTCCAGGTGTTCCTCCTCCTGTAAATCCTTTATAACTATTTTGACCTGTTTTACCAGTTACCCACGCAGAATTACTAATTGCACTAAGAGTTGTTGCTGTATCTGCACCGCTTTTAAGCGCATTAACAATTGCGCTATAACCACGAGCATCAGCATTTGCTCCTGTTAAAGTTTTAAGAGTTGCTTGAACTCCTTCATCCCAAGAGTTGTATCGTTTTACTCCAACACTGTTCATGCTTTGAGAATTACCCATATCTAAAGTTGTGTTTAGCGGATTAAAACTTGCACTGTTGTTCCAGTGACCACCTTCTCTACTTTGCCAAGTTGTTAAAGCAGTAATGTTGTTGTCGTTTACTGGCGCACCCATTGCTGTAAGTAGTTGTGTTGCCCAAGTTCTTTTATCTCCCGTGCCTTTAACAAGGGATACAGAACCGCCAGAAGAAGTTTGTACACCTCCCAAAGAATCATTAGCGTTAGCAACACCAGCAAATGGGTTATTAATCCCAAGACTCATAGTTTCAGTTGCGTTAACTCCAGGACCGATTGGCAAACCAGCGCCCTTTAACTCTAATGGGTCTACTGGATTATTGTTCCCATGCCAAACTTCATAATGTAAATGAGGACCAGTAGCATTTCCAGACTTACCAGATTTACCAATTTCTTGTCCTTGAAGAATACGATTTCCAGCGCTAACTTCTTTGTTACTTAAGTGAGCATAAACAGTAGAGTAACCATCTGCATGGTCAATAATTACTGCTTGACCGTAATCAGCACTTAAAACCGTATCAGATACAACACCTTCTTTAACTGCAATTACAGGAGTTCCTTGCTTAACGTTGTAGTCTGTTCCTTTGTGAACACCGCCAGTGCTATCCCAATTACCACCTTGTGCATCACGAGCACCGTATGCTGCACTAATAAGGCTGTTTGAAGATTTTCCTAAAGTTAAATTGCGCCCACCAAAAGAAGAACCATAACCAGGATTACCGCCGCCGTTTGGGATATCAGGACTAAATGCTATTGCGGCACCTGCCGCTACCGCCGTAGCGCTTGCTCCAGCAGTAAATGGGGTAAGCCCACTACCAACTACCATCATTCCAACTCCAAGTGCTTTTTTACCAAGGTTAAGAAGTGAAATTCCACCCTTTTTAACGGCAGCACCTTGTGGATTTCCGCTCAATCCATCCATGTAACCTTTAAGTAAAGCCATTGATGCAATAGTGTCTTTCATAACGTTATTAAAAGTTTCAATAGTTCCTGCAGCAGCACCAAGACCAGAGATAGTATTTTTTTCTGCTGCGCCTTGAATCATTGTTGAAGATGTATTTGCTCGAAATAATGGGTCAAATGGGTTTTGATTACCGCTAGAAGATTTAGCAGAAGCAAGGTCTGGGTTTTTTCCAGCAGCAATGTCAACAAAGGCTTGACTAATCATTTGCTGTTGGTCAGCACTCATTCCCATACCCTGTAAGTTTAACCCAGCGTAACCACTACGAATAGATTCTTGTACGCTTTTAGCGGTAGCACCATTTGGAAACATTTGCTTATAAATTTGTGTAGCAATATTACCAACACTTTTAGACTTTCCGCTGGAATCCATAGTTGTAATACCGTATTGATAAAGGGTATTACCCATTGGCCCACCTTGTAAGCCTGCAATAGCAGATGCAGCATTTTCATTTTGCATTCCAAGATAAGTTGCAGCGCCCCGCACTTGACGTGCAGCAGAAAGATAATCAACTCCACCTGGGGTATAACCAGCGTTTGAAAGGATGTTTGAAACATTGGCATCGGAACCAATACCTGTCATACCGCCTTTAAGAGCGCTAAATGTTGCACGCTCTAATCCTGCACGACCCATTCCTGGAGAACGAAGTGCTGCTTGGTAATACGAACCAGCACGGTTTACAACTCCAGAAGAATCTGGAACTGCGTTGTAAAGGGTGCTGCCAACCGTTGCTACCGCTTGCATACCAACAGAGGCAAGGCCAGCCTTGCCCATTGCAGCGTAAGTACCTGCTAAAGCACTGAAGTTTGCTCCACCGCCATTGGGAACTTTAGAAGGTGTAGCGCCACCACCTTTACCGCCCTGTCCTCCACCGTCCATGCTTGTAACTGGTGGTGGAGTATTTAAATACCCAAATGAAGCATCAAGACGGTTGCTTCCAGATTTTCCATTACCACGTTGACCACCGCTGCTCAATGCTCCACGAACAGCGGAGAATATGCCAACAGAATCTTTGCCTGCCAATGAAATGGCAACGTGCATTTTGTTAATCTGGTCGGTAAGTTTGGAGATGTCAGCGGTTAATGCTTTTACATCTGCGGCGTAACCCATGTCATCTCCTTAACTCTTTAACTGGTGTATTTGTGACCAGTTGTGTCTTTCTCTAGGTGACAGAGCCTGTATCTCTGTTAATGTCCAACCTTCATACATTTCCGTTAAATTTCTCCACTCAGAAAGTAACTGAGCGTAGGAGATTCGACTAGAACCGAAACAAGGTACCTAAACTAATAGGAACCTGTACCTCGCCTTCACAGTCGGGGCAAGCAAGTGTTAGGTCATTAAACTGTGGTCCACATACTCGCTTGTTGATTTCATCAACAATTTTGCGACGGTCTGTAAGTCCAAGATTTTGTACCTGAATTTTGCTTACTACTGGTGCTTCTCCAATTTTTACAACTGTTTGTTCTAGAAGAAGCGTGTTTAGTTCAGCGACTGTTTTGTCGGCACTAAGCATCAATTCTTTCTGTGTAATACCTGTTGGAAGACTTACTGTGTAATCCATTGATTTACCCTTTACAGTAAATGTACGGTCATTAAGCGGGTCTGTTAAAACTTTAACTTTAATGTCCTTATTAAGTTCTATATCAACATTTTTAGTTTCAGCACATGAGCCGCAATAGCCGCCCAAATGTGCAATGTTTCCAAATGTTGCCCTAAAGATTCCAAGAAGAAGCATGTCTCGGTCACCTGAAAGAAGGTTATCTAGCATCTGCTCTGTTACTGGCTCATTGCCAATACGTACAGTTCCACGCTTTAATATTGTTAAAAGCGCTTTACCCAAAGTACTTGCTTTAGATATCTCTTCTTCATCACGACCATTTAATTCACGAACCTCTGCTTCGGTAGTAACCTCCCCAGCGGATGTGATGTATCCGCCAGGAAGGTTAACTACTGTGTCAGAAGGAGGGGTAATGCGAACTTCTATTTCTTGTGGTTTTTCAACCATCATGTCTTGTACGGCTTTGTTTGCCATTGCGGGATTAGCCGCTGCACTAATTGTATTCGTCATATTATTCCTTTGTTAGATTAGAAGTTTTATATTTTTTAAATATTTTACTCAAAGTTTGATGCGGTTACAAACTTCTTAGTTGTAGTATCAAACGCACCCCATTGAAGGTCAAACCCCTCGTGAACGAGAGTCATTTGCTCAACGTAAAGTGCGTTGTCACCAGCGTTTAGGTCTGAATATGCCACTGTTGTAGGCCATGCGTTGTATACCTTAAAGCGCATTGCTATTTCATCAGTTGCACCAGTTACAGCACCAGTTCCGCTAGTTACATTTGCACCCGCAGATGGTACTGGATGGTTAAGGACAGCAATTTCAAGGTCACAGCGGAAATTCTTTCCTACTGCAAGAGTTGAACCGCCAGCCTGAACAGTTGCGAACAACTGCTTCATCCAATCCCAGTTTTGCTTTGTACCGAGGAGTACACCACGTTGCAAAGTGATAGGTGTGAATGATGTTTGTCCTGGAATTTGGTGAACAGTGGTGTTGTATCCACCTTCACGGTAAGGGATTGAGTCTGTTGTTACAGACAATCCAGATACTGAGGTAAAGCCCATTGGAATTGTTACTGTTCCAAGGCCTGTATTACCAGTGTCTTGTGGTTGAAACGTTACCAAGAACCTAAAGTTACGAACTGGGTCAGTTGCTAACGTTGAGCGGCTATTTACGATTGCCATTGTTTATTTTCTCCTTCGGCCTAGTTAATTGTCTTTTGACTTAGGTCAATGACAATGAACTCTGATGGGTATTGAAGAGCAACACCAACTTGAATGTGTACTTCTCCGTTGGCGATTGTGGTTGCTGTGTTGTTTTCTGCATCACATTTGATGAAGAAAGCCTGAGCATTAGTTGCGCCACGAAGACCGCCTTGGTTCTTGTACTCGGTTAAAAACACGTTGAGTGCGCTACGGACACGGCCCCATAACTTCTCATCGTTATTCTCAAAAATAGCAAACTCTGTGTTGTTCTTGAGTTGCTTACTGATGTAGATGAGTGAGCGACGCATATTTACGTACTTGTTCGCTGTTCCATCTTGCAATAGCGTGCGAGCACCCATAACAGAAAGACCTGCACCAGGAATCTGGCGAAGTGGGTTTACTGGTGATGTGCTTGCATTCATTGAATCTAGTTCTGTTGATGTAAATGACTTTTCTACAGCCACTACACCTGTAACAGTTGTCTGAATACCTGCTGGAGCCTTAAAGACACCACGGCTTGCATCTGTTGCCATATAAAGACCTGCAACTGAACCTGATGGTCCAATGAGACGAAGTGAACCTGTGCCACGACCTACTGGGTCTGCAATGTACACGTGTGGGTAGTAGACAGCGCCAAAACTGGTGTCAGTCAAACTTCCTGCTGCTGAGATTGCGTTAGCAACAGTTAGGGCTTCTGCTGTTTCAATAACAACAAAACCATTGTTTGATGCTGCCCATGAAGTAGCAGCATCAATTGCTGCAACTTCACCTGAAGCAAGTGCTGCCCAAATTCCTGGAAGGAATATAACAAGAGGACGGTCTAGAGGTGAGAAACGTTCAAAAACTGAACTTCCACTAGACTTGTAGTTTGTGTAATCAGTAGATGTTACTGCTGAACCGTTTGTTCCACTTGTTAGTGGATAGGTAGTACTTACTATGCCTTGACCAGCATAACCAGTAATAACAGCAACTGAAATATTTGGAGAAACAGTATTGATTACAGTTGGACCAAAGTCACTCGATGTTGCATCGTCAAATATAACGTTTTCATAACGCTCTAAAAGAATATCGTCAGTAATGCTATTTGCAATACCTGATTCTTTATAAAGAGTCAGTGTGTATGTGCTTGCAACAGAACCTGCAGTAACTACTGCACGAAGATTGTTTCCATCTGTTCCAGCATTTTTAGATGTAACAGTTACTCGTGCTGTGCTACCTGAATCTACTAAAGATACTGATGCAGCAACAGCGTCT